AGTTATATAATTATTATCTAAACTATTAGTATTATCTATAGTATTTATTTTACTACTAGTTATATAATTATTATCTAAACTATTAGTATTATCTATAGTATTTATTTTACTACTAGTTATATAATTATTATCTAAACTATTAGTATTATCTATAGTATTTATTTTACTACTAGTTATATAATTACTATCTAAACTATTAGTATTATCTATAGTATTTATTTTACTACTAGTTATATAATTATTATCTAAACTATTAGTATTATCTATAGTATTTATTTTACTACTAGTTATATAATTACTATCTAAACTATTAGTATTATCTATAGTATTTATTTTACTACTAGTTATATAATTATTATTACTTATATACTTACTACTTATATACTTAGAGGTATACATACCGTATAGATACGGTATAGATACCCTATCTTGTTCATTCGCAATTTTGCTTAATACGCTAGGTCTGTTATTGTAAGCAAATGCTAAAATATCAAAAAATTCTTTACTTTTTATTTTGCTAATTTGTTCAAATAAAGCAGTATCTAATTTAGGGCTATCACTCCAATTATATTTACACCAATTTACTACAAGTAGTTCTTTTGTTTCAAAATCATATAAAATAGACTTATGAAATTCAGTAAATCTTTTTAATATCTTTGCAAGTGCTTCCGAACTATATCCTAATTCGTGCCCCATTTGGCTAATGCTTACTTCATAACACCCAATTATGTTTGTATGAGTATTAGTTAGTGCATATAACATAAAATATTTATCTTCTGGTGTATAATTATCAACCACCTCAGTATCTGTCCAAAAACTCAAACTTACATTTCTAAATGTTGCCATTATTCCTCCTCGTTTGCTTTCGGTGTAATGATTATCATATCTTTGTAACACTCCAAAACATAATTACGACCATAAGTGTCAATGTAATATTTTGGAATAATTATTTTATGCCTTGAAGCATCCGCTACTTTTTCTAATTTTGTAATAAAAAAATCATTTTCAAATGTCGCTTTTTTAATTTCTCTTTTTTTCATAAATATTTTCCCTCGTCTAATGTATTTTCCAAAACTTTAAGTGCAACTTCACATTTATATTTTTCTGTTCCGCTTTGCATTTTGGATTGTTCTATTTTTATTTTGTCTATAACATCACATATTTCCGTAAAACCCTTTTTTATTTCTTTGTAATCCCCCAAGAAAAAATAACCTCTATGGTCTGTAAAACCCACCTTATCAGGCAAACTTTCTAGTACGTCTTTTAGTTTCTTTTTCATTCTTTTACCAATCTTTCTTTCCAAACCCTATTTTTTGCCCGTTTTGAGGTATCTCTAACAAGAGTTTTCCCTTTTTGCGAGCGATTATTCATTTTTTGAGTAAAGTCTCTTATATGGGCTTTAAATAGCCTTTTGGGGTTATGCCTTTACGGTGGCTTGTTTTTCCCACCCCCTCTCTACAGTAACGATTTTAGCACCCAGTAAAAATCAAGTCAATAAAAAAGCACTTATTTAGTGCTTAGTTTACACCTATTTGAATTAGGTCGATTTCTTTGCCAATGATACCAGCGTATCCATTTTTTGCGTCATTTTGATTATAGCCCGTTACCCAGCTTAGCCAGTCTCCGCCCAAGATGTGAACTCGGTATTTTATGTTCACATTTTCAGCTTTTACCATAATTAGGTCGATAGGCTTGCCTAACACTCCACTATAACCGTTTGAAGTGTTATCCCACTTAGTAACCTCAGATAGCCAATTTCCACCCTTTAAGTGGCTTTTAACGGTGATTTTACCCCCACTAGATAGTTTTACCCTAACACCACCTATTTGATGCCCAGAATAGCCTGCAAACCCGTTAGAACTACTTGTATTATAATTTGTTATAATATCCCACCATTTTTTTGAAGTGTTATCGTAAGTTTGGTATTGAACGTTTACAGTTGAAGTCGTATCACTTTCATAGTCAATACCGTTATAAATAAAACCCTCTAGTTGGTAGCCACTTAGCTTGTATGGATAAGTTAGCGTTCTTGTTCTAAACAAAAAACTATTTTTGCCATTTTGCCCACTTTCACTGATTAAAATACTTTTATCTGTATTAATTTTTTCAACCACCGCTACGTGTCCCGCTCCGTCAGTTGATTTATGAACCGTGCCTTGTTTCCAACACACTATTGCTCCCAATTTTGGTGTTTGTCCCTTATCGAAGTTAGTAACGTCTTGATACCAATTTTCGGCATTTGAAGTAGGCAAGCCATTTGGCTTTTTGTCTAAAAGTTCTGCGAACCTGCTGTAAGAATATGAAGTGCAATTCCCTCCTATTTGGAACATTCCATACCCGCTCGCTACAAATGGGCAATAAGTAGAACTTGCATAATACTTATTTGTTGTTTCAGGGCAAGTCGTTCTTGCTACATATTTAGTCATTATTACTCCTCCTCACTATTATTTGTTTCGCTTACATCAGTTGTATTTGTTTTAGTTGATTGATAGCCTATGTAAAACCCAACAACAGAAGTTGCTATTGTTAGAAATGTCGCCACGATAGTTTTAGCCATTTCAGTGTCTAAATATTTAACTACTACAAAGCAAAATGATGCGGTTAAAGCAATAGTTATAATTAGTGTAATAATACTTTTTAAATTCATAATAACCGTCCTCCTATGATTAAATTATACCACAAAAAAAGAGACAATTAAATTATCTCTTTGATGCAAGGAATTTTAGAAAAAGGGGTTTCTTCTAACGATTTTATGAACGAACGAACCTTGCATTTCAATTATAACATAAAAAAAATTAAAATCAATATGGAGGACTCGGAGAATTTCGCAATCTCGATATGGCTTTTGCGGAGCCACGCCTTGCTTCTTGGCTACGAGTCCATAAAAGGAGAATTAATCTCCCTTAGGTATTTTTGTATAGTATATCCAAACCTTGTTGTCTTTTGCGTCAGCGTCATTTATGAAAGCATCAGCCATTTTTGCGTATGTTTCTACTTCTTCAACACTAATTATTTTTCCATAATCGTTCGCTAAAGAGTTCAACACAATGTAAAAATCGCAATCATCAGCATTTATTTCGTATTGGTTTTTTACGTCAGTTGTAGTTTCCATATCCCACACTTCTGCTAGAGGTTTCATTTTTGATACAATTTCCATAGCATAGTCTTTGTCAAATTTATAATCGTTTGCCATACCATATAATTTCATTTTGTATTTATTATAACATTCTTTATCGTATTTCTTCAATTCACAAATGGTATCTTCAAGCATATAAGATAATTCGACCATTTCTTTTGTATCTTCTTCGTCAACAATTTTATCAATCATTTCTCTTATTTTCAATGTTTATTCTCCTCTCTTTAATAATTCCTCGTTTTGGGTGATTATCAAGCGATTTTGCTCAATAATTTTTTGCAAATATTGATTATCTTGATTATCTAACTTTTCTTCTAGCATTTTGCTTTGTTGTTCGTTCTCTTGCAAGTTTTGAATAGCAATGTAAAAAGAAATTAAAGTTATTATGTCGAGAATATCAAATTGATTATTTTGATTATTCATACTAAGCGTCTTTAGTTATTACTAGGCTAGGTTGGCTAACTTGGATAGGGTTAGTAGCAGTATTATTTTTAACCGTGATAGCAACAGAACTGTTGCAAGGAACTCTTACTAATAACTCGCTTGATACATTTTCAAAGCCACCAAGTGTCGCTGGGGTTGTAATCATAGTTCCTCCTGCAATATTTTCTCCTGCATTTGTGATATCAAGAGTTATTGGAGCAACCGTAACAGTATTAGTTACGTTAGCGTTAAAATGTATTTTGTAAATTCCAGCACGTGTTAAAGTAAATATTCCACTCCCGTCGCTATGAGATAGCCAACTATTGCAATTACAATTATTACAAGAGTTTGTTCTTACATTCGCCCCGTTGAATATTACGTTTTGAGTAGGTTGTACTGTTTGATTAGAACCAGTAAACGTTGCATTTATCATATTTTATTCTCCTTTCTAAATTGGTCGATTTCGACCAAATTAAATTAAAAAGATAGGTAAGAACCTATCTTATCAGTTTCCCAAAGTCGGGAAAATGGTATCAAATTCTCATTCGAGTTAGCATAAAGCCATTTGATTAATTGCAACCGCAACCATAACCGTTATAGCCATAAATAGATTGGTAAGGGGAACTTACAATATAGCTAGGAGTTGGATATGGTCTAAGAGCAGAAATTATAGTATTGTTTTGTGTAGTGTTGCTTAATTGGCTCGTTACTGCATTTAATTGGTCTCTTAAATTTTGAATGACGTTTTCTTGAATCAAAGACCTAGTTTGCTCTCCATCTTCTCTGATTGCATTCTTGATTGAGCCACAACAATCAGATAATTGATATTGTGCGTCCTTAGCTGTTAATAAAGCGTCGTAGCGACTTTCTAATATCTCTTTTTGTGTTCCGCAATTTCCAACTTGAACTTGTGTTCCTAGGTTTTGCAAGCCTAATTGGTTAGTATATCTATTTTCGAGAGTTTGAATAGCATTGTCGTATTTAGCGTTTAGTATTTCTAGTTGTGTTGCAGTAGCTGTATTGCTTACATTTTGGTTAGTTGAGAAAATATCTCTTTTGATAAATTCTTGGTTTATTAAACTATCGTTAGCTACGTTATTATTATTTCCCCAACCGTTACCACCGAAGAAGAAAAATAAAACAATAATTATCCACCAAAAAGCGTTACCGTCTGTTCCAAAACCGTCATTGTTTCTGCTGTTCATAATAGAAAGGGCATCACTTCCACTTAAAGGCATAGTCTCCATTTTTACACCTCCTTTTATTCTTTTAATTTATATTAAAACTTATTCAAGTTTTAACCGTTTTTCATATTTTGAACTTGTTGAAGTACACTATTTGGCACTCCTAAATTAGACGCTTGTTGTAATACATTTTGCATTTGTTCAGGGGTTGTATTGCTCATTATTTGTTGTAACAAGGCTTGTGGGTTAGCATTACTTTGTATCGCTTGTTTTAGTTGAGTTGCTTTTTGTGGGTTTCTCATTTGAAGTTGTCCTATCAACATATTCAGTACTGTGTTTTGCATCTTCAGTCTCTCTCTCCTTTACTAGCATATCAATTTTAGCCTCTAATTCTTTAATTCTGAGCTGTTGAGGGTCTAGCTCGATAATTTCGCTTAGAGCATAAGTTTTCACTTCTCCAGTGGCGTTTTTGAGCCATAATTGGGTATAGTCTTTGTTTACAAATAATGTGTCTGTAAAAACTAATTCTTTTTTTACGTCATCAATGGAATTTACATATTTAATTCCACTATTATTTTGGTTTGATGATAGTTGGAACGTTTGATTGATTTGAGGTGTTTGTTGATATTGAGGGTTTTGCATTTGTTGCATTTGTGCTAATTGCTTATCAATCCGTTCTCTCATATTCTGTAAATCTTGAATGTAAAATTGGTTATTAGGGTTTGGGTACATACACAACATTATCCTTTCAAACAAAAAGAAGAAGTGATATTGTAATTTTTAATTACTACCAATTGTTGTTTTAAAACGCTTGGACTTATATATCACTCCTCCTATGATTAGAGAATAACATAAAAAAATACTGCAAAATTGCAGTATTTAGGCACTTTTTAAGCCTCAAAAACTTTAAGCTTAGCTACTTCAAGTTGCTTATAACACGAGTATTTATCTTTAAGAACGTGAATAATATCTGACACACTTCTTTCACATATTCCACATTCAGTTGAAATTTTAACAATAGTTTCTTTCCTAATTAGTCTGTCCAATACCTTTCGCTCATCTTCGGTTAAAATCGTTCTATTAATAAAGTCGTCATAAATATAGCGATTGCTTAGCTCCTTTATCATAAAAACCCTCCTCTTTTTTCTTATATAATACCACTTGTAGGTAAGCTAAACTTGCAAATAAAGTATTAAAAATTCTTAATTAAACCTTTAAAAATTATTCGTCAAAAAATTTATGTTTGATATTATAGCACCCATTTTAAATTGTGTCAAATAAAAATGCTCTAATTTGAGCATTAATTATTACGGAAAGATTTTTGCTATTGCGTACGATACTATTGCAGTTATTATAACGCTAACAACAATCCATTTGGCTTTTTCCCATTTTTCACTGTTCTTTCCTATTGTTTGGTTAGATAGTTCTTTTTCTAAACTTGCTTGTTTTAATCCAAATTTATCATTCAATTCTGTTACATTTGTTTCTAAAGTTGAAATCCTCGAATTGATATTATCGTGTTCTATTTTCTGCATATCGTTATTTTGATTAATTGCTTCTCGCATATTATTAGTCATATCTTCAATAGAACGTGTAACATTTTTGAGTTCTACTACAATAGTGGCTAACTCTGTGTTTATACTGTTGATTTTTTCGTAATCTGTTTCTCTGTGGTTTTCCAATTTCGTAATTCTTCTTTCGTGTTCTTTAACTTTTAATTCTAGCCCCTCACCCATATTTATACACACCTCCCGCTATTTTATTTTTCATATATTTATTGTACCATATTTTTAGTACATTATTCCATACCCATAAATTTGAGTAGAACCGTCGTATTCATATTCAGACACAACTAGTTCCCCCGTTTCACTGTTCACACGTATGTATATACCAGTATTATCTAGTGAATAGTCCGTTTTATAGTATGTAAATGCACTAGTTTTAAAATAAATTGCTTGAAAATATTTTGTGGCTTTGCCAGCTAAGAAAAATACAATTAATTTAGCGTTTAGCATATCTTCAGAGTAAGAAGTTGTAGACCCCACTCCTAAATTTAGACCTGTTACAATTTTATTAAATGAAAATATATTACTGCCACCTTTTAACACTAGTTCTTTTTCCATTTGTATTTTAGTATTATCCCACCAAAATACTGGGATACCCTCTGATACAGAGTATATATTGTCTACAGTAGTTAGTTTATCGGTTAGTACAGTTCTAAACTCATATTGTGTTTGGTAATCGTAAGTAGTGCCTAAACTCGCACTATAGCTATAAGACGTAGTGTTTTTTGTAACAGTTCCAACGCTTAAAGAAGTCCAATCAGTTGTACCTTTTTTTCGGTAATATATTTTAACAGTTAATGTGTTTGTTTTGCCAGTTCCGAATTGTTGCCCGAAGTAGTTTCCTTTTAAATCTGCTTTAACTTCTCCTGTCGTAGGTTGTGGTCTATAATATGCCTGAGATGAAGCAAGAGTTAAAGGAATATAATCTATCAAAAGACCACTAGAGCTAATTGTAAAACTGTCTTTATAAGCTGTGCCTCTGCTATTAGTGGCTATTATAGTTACTGTGTTTGTCGCTATATTATTAATTGAATATGTTGTTGTACTAGTGTCTACTGACACGCCATTAATGATTAATGAGCTAATAGATGCGTTACTATCGTTAGCAGAACTTGCTCTTTTAGTAGTTAGCTTAATTAACCCAGTAGAATAGCCTTTTATTAAGTCGTTTGAGTTGCCCGATAAAGCAATCGTTGTAGAATTGCTATCAACTAGTGTTCCAACTATATATGGTTTGCACGTATTTACGTCGGCGTTTATTGTAAACGTATTATCTTCTGAGCCTATAAGAGTGCTACCATTGTACGTATATAGCGTGATTGTACCAGTTGCACTAGCACCACTAAAACGTTTGTAATAAGACACTGGGCAATTAAATAAAGGCGAAGTCGTAGTAATAGTTACTGCACTACTAGATAACCCACCAGTAGTATTTAACCATTCAGTAGTTCCACCAAATGTTAGTTTTATTTTATGGGAAAAGCTACTACTTTTAGGGCTTAGTCCAATATTAATACTCTTTTCTACTGCAACGCTAAAGGTAGGACAACTTGTTTTTCTTGGAATAGTTGGCAAGTCAAACGTGCCTGAGCCTGAGGTATCACCATAAGAATATAGCCAGCCACTTAGCGATACTGGGATATTTTTAGCTTCGCCACTATCGTTATGGGTAATAGTTATAGTACCGTTAGCTAACTCGTGGTCTCCGTTAGTCTTTATGTTTGAAAACGTTCCACCAGAATATACCTTTGTGCCATTAATAGTAACTGCATTTAGCTTTACTGCATTTGAATACCATTGGTCATTATTCGCAACATTTAATCCTGCACGCCACGTTACCACTGTTTGGTTTTTATCAATATCATAGTTCCCATATGTTATATCTACATAAAACGTAGAATGCCATAAGGTTGTTGTTGTAATTCTTGCCATTATTAATCACCTACCCAAAATATTCCTACTCCAGTAGTATTTTCATCACTAGGAGTATATTTTTCCATTCTTGAAAGTGAAGCAATAGTGAAATACTTAGAAACATTAATATGATTAGTACGAACAATCGTTTCGTGTAAATCGTCGTCATAGCCAGCAAAAAATAGCTCGTTATTGTCAGTGCCACTCGTTTTATCTAATATTGTTATGCCTTTTGGCGATAAAAGATTTTTAACTTGCGATTGGTCATCATCTATTGTTACACCTTGGCTGTCTATAGTTGTTGTACTATTTTTAACTACTTCTACTTCTCCGTCTGTTAAAATTTCTTTAGTTAGATATAGTTTCCTATCGTTTTCTAAAGTTTCTGTCATAGTTTTAGTATATTGGACATATTCATTTTGTGGGACATATCCATCAAATTTACTGATTATTTCTTGGTAATTATCATTTATTTCTTTATCTAAAGTCTGTGTTGCTGTTGATACTTCTTTTATAGTGCCATTCAATTGGTCGACTTCTGTATATACTTTTTTTATGGTAGTAGTAGCATCCGTTTTTGTTACATTTGTTGTTTGTTCAACTTGCTTAGTTGGGATAGACACACTAACTTTAACTGAGAAAGCCATTTCATAAGTAAATGTATTATCATAAAAACTATTATATGTGCCTTTTTCATCTAAATCAAAAGTTACAATATCCCAGCAATCTAAACTTGGGTCTCCTACGTTTTCGTGAGTTATAGACCATACTTCAAAGCCTACTATGGAATTATATATATTTGTTACTCTTTCTTCAAAGTCTGTTTCTTGAATGAATAAATTAGCTGTTCTTAAAGCTAAAGTATTGCCTTGGGTATTAACGTGATATTCTTCATCTTCAAAGTCTTTTTCTAAAGTGCCATTATCAAACATTACATTTGATATTATGTACTTTTCGCTTGCTGTCCAAGACGAACCACTTAAAGCATCAATTTTTACTACTGGGTCGCTTTTTAACGGAACTATATATAGTTTCCCGTCTCTACCCATTTTAGCGTTACTTCCTAGCATTTCTGCTATCCAAGAAATATATGTTTTGCCACTTACAGTACTATCAACAGAACTTATTGTCTTTGACAAGTTTGGGTGTTCTATTGGATAACTTCCTAATTCAACTCCAAAATAATCACATAGCCATTTTAATAGGTTTTCTACGGTTACTACGCCATTTTCCATAGACCCACTATAATCTACATTAGTCTTAAACAAAGTCGCTCTGTCCATACATACAAGCTCGCTTTTAGTATAGAAATCTTCGCTCGACGTGTCTATGATGAAATATCCTATTGGTACATACTCGTACCCGTCTACATATTTTGTAACATTTTGAGCTTCTTCCTCGGTTAAATCCACCTTACTACCAATTTCTAAATACACGTCTCCATTTAATTCGATACCGTCTGTATTTCTAAATGTAATTGTAAGTTTTTGAGAAACAAACGAGCCTAGATAAAACGCCTCACTACTTGTATCAATTATTGGACTACTAATAACTATTTTGCTTATTTGTTCGTAAGAAATTTCGTTACCATTTATGGTAAGGTAGGGGATATTATCCGCACTACCCCCATAAATAGTTTCTCTGTATTTATCACTAACTTTATACATACTATTCCTCCACTAAGGTAAAAGCAAAATCGTAGTCTTGTTCTATCCATTTGCTATTTGTTATATCATAAGCAACCATATTAACATTCCATTCTTTGTCGCTTGCATACATTTTATGAAGTGCTTTTTTCTTCGTTTTTTTGTCTGTAAGCTCTACATATATCCACTGAGGTGAAATTCTATTCAAGATATAGGCTTCATCTGTTGGACTTAGAATGTTATAAGTGAGAGCAATTTCTTCTACGTCGTGTCTTACTCTGTTTCTATGAGTATAGCCTCTTAGGTCTGTATAGGCATCTTTATCTACGTCGTGTAAAGTTCTGCCTACCCCACTTGGGGTAGGGAAATCTTCTAAATCAGACCCGTCAGCTTTATGCCCTATTCTTATGTAGCTTTCGTATTTATTAAAATTATATTCTGCTAAATTTAAAAATTTATCGTCCATTTATAAGACCTCCTTATAGACCAAATTGTCTATCGTTTTCTTTCTCTTGAAATTTAATGAATTGTAGCAAGCCACTTGTATCTCCTGTAGCTTCAATAACAGTTTTACTCTTAGTTCCACCGTTTGCTTTTAACGCTCTCATAAAGCCTTGGAATGACGCTTCCTCGATACCAGCCTCAATTTGTCCGTTATTTGCTACTGCGGTTTTCCCACCTAGTGTTCCGACTAATTCAGGACCCGCTTCATTCGCAAAGAATAAATCACCTTTATTAAGGAAACCACCGTCAGCTTTTGCAGTTATAGTGCCTGTGTTATAATTAAAGCTTCCTGATGTTACGGTGTCTGTTGTTCCAGCATTAACATTTAGACTATATTTATAGGTTGACAATTCTTTACCAAATGCTTTAGCAAAGGCATCAGCAGATTTTTTGCCTGCGTCGCTATTAAGATATTCTAAGTATGCCATTTGGGTTCTAACTGTGTTGCCCATATCCTTGTAGAAATTAACAATAGAAGCGGTAGATGCGTCAACAGTTCCCTCAGCAGTACCCGCAATGGCTGACACGGCTTGGTCTAAATCGCCAAAATCTTCTAACATATTGCTAAATATCGTGCCAGTTTCTTTATCTACATAATCAGCAATATCAGAGTTTGCTTCTTTCCAACCATTATAGAACGTATCATACTCGTCCGTGGCATTATCAACTGCCTTTTGGCGTTCTTGTTCTATTTTAGCCACGTAATTAGCATATTCTGTACTATCTTCTTCGTAGTGAGTTTTAGCATAAGCTAATTGCTTGTCATAAGTCTCTTGGGCAGATTTTAACTTTTCTTGTTCATTTTTCTTTTGTTCTTCAAGTTCTTCTACTTGTGCCTTATAATATTGAGCTTTTTCATTGTTAAGGTAAGACGTAGTCAATGCTTCTTTTTCTTCAATACTACTAGATAAAGAATCAATAGACCATTGCTGTATTTTCTTTTGAATTTCCAACAATTCAAGTCTTTCGTCATTTGAAATTGTTTTGTCGTCATCATAGGCTTTTTTATATGCTTCTTGATATTCTGTTATATACTCGTCAAGTATTGCTTTTTGGTCATTATATTTTGTTTGCAAATTTTCTTTTGCTAGTTTATAACTTTCAGTCGCTTTGGCATCTTCGTCTGAATACATTGTGTCTAATTTTGTAAGTTCTGACGTGTACCAATCATCTAATTCAGTCAAAGAACTATTTTTAAGCTCAATAATAGTCGATAGGATAGTATCGTAATCTTCGTCTGACATTTTCATACCACTATAACTAAACCTATCAATTAGGGCTTGTAATTCTTCAACATTAGTTTCTACATTTCCAATACGTGTAGATGTTTCTTCGCTTGCACCTGTCCACCAGTCTACTCCTTGTTGGATATTGTCAAAATGTATTTCGGATATTAATTTGCAAGTTCCATATATTAAACCAACCGTTGTAACAATAGTGCCTAAGCCTATCCCAAAGTTTGCAAGCGTACTTAACCCCTCTACTCCAAATACGTTGCCTATCATTTCGCCAATATTTATAATTCCACCTAGTATAGTTTTACTGCTTTTGCCCGAGCTACCGCCTAAGATGTCCGCAACATCAGCTAAATAAGTTAAGACTTTGTAAGTGGCAACAGTGGTTAGTATTATTCCTATTGCATCACGTATTTTTTCAATATTTGTATAACCGTCGCCTAACTTCCAAGTTATTTCGCCAGTTTCACTATTGATATACTTTTGGAAACCTAGCCATTCCATTATCTTGTCTCTAATTTCGGTGGCTTTGTTTGTGATGTTTAGCATTTTTTCGTTAGTTTCGTCTAAAGCATCTAGTAGTCCTTGATTAATTCCTAGGCTGTTACTACTAGAAGAACTGCTTGGGGTTTTGATATTATTTAATTTATCAAAACCACGTAATTGTGTTGTAGCAGATTGAACACTACTCGCATAGTCGTCCCACGCACTAGCACCAGTACTAACGCTTGTTGTTACGTCTGACATATCAAAGCCTAAGAATACCGCAAACATATTAATAAGCTCAGTAACTACCATAAGTATTGCATTAAATACTGGCAGTAGTTTTTGTAATACTGGATATAGTGCATTGCCTAAAGCTGTTTTGAGCCTAATAACTTGGGCAGTCAACATTTGTTTTTGCCAAGCTACTGTGTTTACTATTTCGCCATATTCTTCTTCTGTATTATTTAGTTGTTGTTGTATTGTTAAATACCTCAAAATAGCAGTTTCGGCGGTATTTAAAGAACTTACAGTAGCATCTATACCTAAAGTACTTAAAGTATTCGTCATAGTCTTTTGATTTACTAAAATACCCGTATTACTTGCTAAAGAAGTTCCTTTGCCTTGTACTGCATTTTGGAGCATTTGCGACATTTCGTCAAAATCATAATTGTATAGCATTGCTAATTTAGTGGCGGTTATAGTTAAATTTTCGGCTAAAGTACTAGCATTATCCCCAGCAACCCCTAAAGAAGTAGCTAATTGTCCAAATAAGGCAATCCTATTAGTTAAAGTAGTCTCGTCTAAGCCTGTCATTTCAGTTAAACTATTTACTAGCTTTTGTGCTTGTTTTGTGTTTTCACCTAAAGCATTACTTAAAAGCCTTGAACTTGTAATATACTTATCTGTATAATCGGTTAGTTTTGACACTGCAATATAAGTAGTCTTTAAAACTGAGTATAATTGTGCAATTTTATTTTTCAACATATTTATTTCAATTTTTGCTTCTTTAGCCCCATTAACTAAGCTCTTAAAACTAAATTCTGCCTCTGTTCCGCTTGTTTTTGCCATACAATCACCTCCATTCTAATATCTTGCCCATTTGTTAAAATCTTCTTGGCACTTGGTCTGCTGTCTAACTTTGGGGTCGATATTTTCTTCTTCTTCTTTTTTTATTTCTTTCATTTTCATAGAGATAGGCTTCTCTATATATGAATGTGGCTTTTCTTTATCAAACATTCCAGCCAAAGATTCGGAAAGAGCGTTAAAAGTGTAAAACCCTGTCAACCAACACTTATAGTCCGTTTCTAACTCGGCTTGCTCTAACTTCTTCATATAAAAAATACGATATGCCCAGTATAATTGTGGGTCATCTTCCCAAAATTCTTCGCTAGACATACCGTACATAATAGCACTAGGGAATAAGACTTGAAGATAAAATTCCTCATAAGTCTGGTAAGTTTTATCTTCGCCTATTTCTTCTTTGGTCGTAGTGCTGTCAATTTTTTTAATTCAGTAGTTCCCTTTTCTGTGTTTACGTCCTCAATCATTTGGTTAGCAAGTTCAACTAATTGGTCCATACCATATTCTGCTTTTGCTTGCTCAAATAATGGCTCTACTTGTTCATAATTTAGCTTATGATTTTCATATAAAGCTATCCAATAGAATTTAATGTAAATTTTTTCAGCTTCTTTTTCTTGCTTTTCAAGTTCTTCAAGCTCGCCCCCGTAAGTTTCAAAAGGGTCTACATTACCGTCAAATTCAAATGTTTCTTCGTCTTTATATTTATTAGTAAGTTGTGTAAACGTTTTTGCTAGACTACTAGCTTTTTCAAAGGCTACTATGCCTTTACGATTAAGGAATAAAGTGTACTCTACTCCCCCAATCTCAATTTTTTCTGTACTCAATTCTTTCATCTTTGCCTCTCCGTTCTAATTTATTAACTTTCTTGGTCTACTGTTACTGCAATAGTTCTGTATGAAGTTGCTTCACCAGTAGCAGAAGTTTCAAGTCTAATTAAAGTAGTACCTTTAGCAACACCAGTAATTGTTACTTTGTTACCATTTTCAACTTTTACAGTCGCAATAGTATCGGCATCACTTGTAGCTTTAATTGTAGCGTTAGCAGAAGTTTCTAAATTATAAGTTACACTATTAGTTCCAACAACATAAGTGTCAACAAGTGGTGTAGTTATAATTGCAGTTTGCTTTATAAGGTCTCTAGCATCAATTATAGGTGTATCGTCCGCACTTGATACAGTGATGTATAAGTTACCTTGTACGATACCATTAACACTTTCTGCACCTCTACCATAAGCAATAGTTCCTGTATATCTTTCACCAGTATTGTCTGGGTTTCTTTCAAGGAATGTTAAAGTTCTGCCTAGGTGTTTATTTAATTGAATTAAATTATCTCTATGGTAATTAAATGTAAATGTTTTTTGGTCTACTGATTGTAGAGCTTCGGCATAAGTCATAGAGTGGTCTGTTAAAACTGTTTTATCAGCAGTATTTGGAGCAGATTTATGCTCAGGAATACTTACAACAGGTATTAATAAACTAAATAAACCGTCGTCGCCTAAAACGTTTAGGCAAGCGTCCTTACTGATAAAACCGTTATCAGTATATGCTCTTTGATTATTCATTTCTTTTTCCTCCTATATTGATAGTTGTTTATTCCAACTATTTATTAAACATTTTTCTAATATTATTAATCTGTCAACCGTTACGTCAAGATATTCAGCTGGTTCACATAACGTACGTTCAAAGCCGACGTCATTGAAGAATTTAAGAGTTAAATATTTGAGTTCATTTTGTATTACTTTTGAACTAATTAATTTGTTATCAACATTTTGGTTTTTTGTATAAATTTCAATCTTATAAGAAAGATTATTAACATATTCTTGCCTATTAGTAGTCTTGTAAGAACTAGCATCAATGCTATTCATTTCTTTTACAACTATTGTAGGAAATATTGTTAGAGATTGTGGAGCTTTTAGAAAAACGCATTGTTTGTCTTGCGATAAATACTGAGAGTTCTCTAATAAATACTTCTTATACATTGAAAATAAATCTGTTTCTATATCCATATCTATCATAATTTATTTGATACTCCCTCCCAATAATATTCATTTACCCACTCGTGCATTTTTTCTTTTACTACCTCAATTAATTTTTGGTAAATAAATTTGCCCTCCATACCATTCGACCAATATAGAGTTCCACCAGCAGGTCTCCTATAAGCCCAAGCCTTGGTATAATCTCTGTTGGGGTTCATTTGCGTTTGCCAATCATCTTGTGTCGTACCCTTTATTCCCATACCATACTCAATTAGTTTGGCTATTGATAAGCCATTAGGATAATGGGCAGAAGTCAAAGGGCTTAGATGTGATAAGTCTGCCATAGTCTCATTAAAGAGCAAGACATAATCATCACCAATCTCGACTTGATGAGCGTTTTTATACTTTTCAATTTCCTCGGTAGCAACGTCGCTATATGAAATGTCGCTTAATAAGCTCTCAGATAGTTCTTTTAAAACCTCTATACATTTATTCCCAAAAAACTCTTTAAATTCCTTAGTGGTAAATTCATTCAGTAAAATTATGTATTCGTTAAAATAATTTTCAACGTTTACTGTATCTAAAATATTTATTACTTTATTTGCCACTATTTTCGCTTTCTCTAGTACTAGAATTTACAGATATTTTCTTTACAGTGGTTGGAGCAATTTCCCAACCTTGCATTTTATAAAGAGAGGCTAAATTTTCGGGAATATTTTTAATAATTGTTTTCCCGTCTTTATTTTTTAAAGACATTTTTATTTCTTTCATTTTTTACCTCCTAATTTTCTATTATTTTTAAAAAATATACTTTTAATACAACGTTTTGTGGTCTAATAGCATAAATCCTATAATTAGCGTTTGCACCATTAAAACTCTCTGTGTAAGGAGTAGCACCGTCTAAATAAGCTAAATCAAATTCATTAAATAAATTAAGATATTTATTTTTTGGTGTAATAACTGCAACTCTCATATTTGTAGCAAGTTCTCCAAATTCTTTAGTTTCACTTTCAGCCGATACTGGTTGTATATTAAAAGTATATCTTTGGGGAGTATCATACGTAGGGATTTCGTTGCCAAATTCGTCTACATCTGATTTAAGTTTTCTTGCTATATAACATTTAACACCCCAGTTTCTTAATATGCTGGTTCTATTAATATTATACATTTTCTTCACTTCCCGTTGTTTTTTTCGGAATGCCAACTTTGGCTGTCAACTCATTCATTAACGCTTTAGACAACCCGTCTGTTAGTCTACTCCAAGAAAGACTATTTTCACTGTAACTAATAAAGCTCCCTTTGTCAGCAAGATTGTATAGCTCTATACAAGCCCTTATTTGCCAGTTAAGGTATTTCTTTGGTAGTTCCATTTCGTAATAATCTTCAAACGGATAAATTACAGACAAAGCGATATTTTTAGAATTATCCAATAAATCTTCTAAAATTATTTTATACTCATTTACTGAGCTAAATATACTATCATCAAATGGTATCCGTTTTAAAAGTTTCTCAAATTGTTCTTTTTCAATATCGCTTTTTTCCATAATATTCTCCTATTCTTCTTCTTTAACTTTTACAGAAGTCTTTGAAGCCTTTGGCTTTTCTTCCTCAACTTCAGACTCTTCTACTAAAGAATTGATTTTTGTAATAAATTTCCGTCTTATTTCATCAAAGGTAAATACTTCACTTAATGTTTTTGGTAATTCAATAACATTTTTAGTTTTATTAAGTTTCCCCTTTGAGAAAACGTACTCTACTAAACCTTTAGTGGTGATATAGTAGATTTTATCTTCAATAATCGTAAACATAAATTGTTTTTCCCCCTTTAGCTTTTATTAGTTAGTTATAACTCTAACGATATTAATGTTATCAGCTAACATTTGGCGAGACCAATTCTCACTGTTCTCAAAATTGCTATTATCTACTGATATAGGCATATTAGCCATAGCAAAAGAGAAACCGTTTGGGTGATAAGTCTTTCTACGTCTAGTAATAAGTGCTTCTACACCACCATTAGTATATGGGTCATAATCAACGTCGCTTGGTTTTTCTACAGAAGCGTTAGCTGTTAAAATTGCACCGTTACCAAAAATATAAGTTGTATATTCTTTTTCGCCAGTTGCACTAGCACTCTCAGCTACTGGTACTTGGTCGCTAATTAATACTAATAAGTTACCGCTTCTACCAACTTTAACGTCTAAATCCATTCCGCCAACATTGTATTGGAAGAAATTTAATACTTGTAGATTTTCTAGTCTATTAGCTACCGCAGAGTGCATAATAGCAAGTGTTAAGTTGTCAGCGTTTTCACCTAAAGCCTTAACAGAAGCATCTCTTAAAGTAGTTAAACCTATTTTATTTTCGTCTGTTACTGCATCAGTTGAACTTGCAATATTGTAAGTATGTTTAGCCCAATCAGCATCACCAGTAATACCAAAAATACCTTTTAATATTGCTAAGATATGTTTTTGGTCTACTTTACCCCAATATTTTGTAATTCTTGCTACGATATTACCCATAGGGTCAGCACCTGTGAAATCATTTACAAAGATAGTTGATTTAAAGCTCTTTGCTTCACCAAATACAACACCACTTTGAACTCCGTCCTCAGTATCGTCGCTAACAATATCAGTTGCACCGTCATATTTTTGTGGGTCTCCACTTAAATCCTTATAAAAAGGGATTGTATAGTAATTTCCACCACCAGCAATCATACTGGCAATTGTTGCATCTTGAACAACCGCACCACTATTTAAAAGAACTAAGCTTGTAGGGTCTATTTCGCTACCCCAACGGCTGTTAAATAATTCTTCATCATAGTGGAATTTTAATGAGTTACTAATCACTTTACTCATAATTTAATCCTCCTATTTTTTCTGTTTTTTTAATACTATTTCATTATTTCGCTATAAAGCTCAGGGTTACTATCTTTCCAAGCCTTAGCTTTGGTGTAATCTTTCTTCAATAATTCAGTAAATTGTTCTTTATTTGTTATTGTAGAACTATCATCACCATTAGATTTAACATTACTTCCCGCAGGTTTTACATCTTTAGCTTGTAAGTTTGCAGTAGTTTCTTTTATCGTATTTTCTTTTAAAGCCTTAAATGAATTAGCAATTTGAGTAGCTGTTGCTACGCATAGAGCTTCATCATCTGATACTAACGCTTTTATTGTATTTTCGTCAGTAATTCCTACTTCTGATAAAATCTTTTCTACTTTTGCTTGATTTTTGATTATTCTACTTTCTGCTAAATTTTTAGCTGTTTCTTTTTTATCAGCTTCAATTTTTTCGTCAGCGGACATTTTTTCTCTTTCAAGCTCGCTTAGTTTTGTTTTTGTTACTTCATAATCTGCTAATTGTGTTTGTAAAGCTTCTAGTTGTTCTTCTAGTTTCTTTTCGCTATCAACATTAGCGTGGAACATATTTAATATTGTAGTTACTTGTTCCTCAGTAAAACCTTTTTCTAATAATGTCTCTCTTTTCATCTATATTACCTCCTTACAGTCGTTTTTACGGTTCGACCTAACCATAGAGAAATATACTTAATTTGGCACTCAGTCTAGGCTCTGCTCCCAGCTTTTCGGTTTTGGAGACCGATGTTTTTCTCACTAAACTAACCGAGCATCTAAAGGCAACTATGCGTTACCTTGTTCATTTTTTTCAATTACGTCTTGTATTTTGTTTTCTTGTTGAGTAGTTATATCGTTATCATTTGTCGTTTTGGTATCATCTAAGTTGCCACCATTACCGTTATCTTCTTTATTTGAAGCACCTTGTTGGGAGGTTTGCTCACCAAATAAGTTTTCTTGTTCTTTCGTTACCGCATTAGGGTCTCCGAACAAGCCAATAATAGCATTAGCAAACTTTCTTGGAATATCGGCACTATATAGATTTAATAGTGCTTGTGTTTTAACAAGTAAATTCTCTGACATATCTCTTTGAAATCTTGCCTCAACGTCGCTGGCTCTTAGCTCTGTTATTTTGCTATTAGCAGTTTTGCGACATATCTTTAGCAACTTTCTTAGAGTAGCCATATCGCCTCTTTCAAAGGTCGTTTGCTCGCCCTCACTTCTGATTCCTGCCATTGTATAGCCCTGTCCTGTGAGTTTAGCCTTACCAGTATCACCACTTGTTACAGAACCGTTATCGGTTGACATTGGAACGCCTAATATTTGATGTAATGAAGTTATAAGCCTTGTGTAATATACTTGCGTATCAGTAGCATTTAATCTTTGTTGTAATAGGTCAACAGAAGCTTTTTTGTTGTCTGTTGAGTTTATACATACTGCCCCTAGTGCTTTCATTTGAGATAGCCCGTTTTCGTCAATTTCGGCATTTGTAAATACCATAATAGCATTAACAAATTGTTCCATATCGTCTTTGTCTAAGCTCTCTAAGTAATTAATATCGTCAAACAAGTCTTTCCCTATTTCAATAAGTGAAATTCTGCTTGAATTTAAGTAATATTCTGTAATAACGTGGTCATTTAGTAAAATAATGTCATCACTGTTAGGCTCTATTGCTAAAACACCAGTTTTGTTGCTTACGACCACTTTTCTGTTTCTCAAATAAACTGTATATTCTTCATATTTTTGTGGGGAAGTAATTTGCTCTTTTGTAACAGGGTCAATAGTTGTATTAATATATTCCATATCTGTTTGGATATATGACAATATTTGTTCGTTTCCTAATCTGTTTGAATAAACAACTTCTGTATTGTCTGCTTCACAATTAATAATTTCAAATGGAGCAATATCGTCCTCGTCGTTATAAATGCTCTTTGTTTTGAAGTTTGTATATCTAAAACCTCGCCCGCAAGTAAGCATATCAATGTAAAGTGCTTTGTCCTTGTCTTTTTTATTTTCAAATCTTACGTATTTATTCAAAAGTGATATTTCTTCTTCGCCACTATCGTTTAGTTGAACATATTGAATAGGTTTCCCCAAAAGATAACAAGTTTTAAAATCTACAAAGGCATAACACCAGTTTTCGGTAGTTTTATTATTGATTTCTTCACGGGTATATTTAATTTTGTTTCTAATATCTTGAATGCCTAAATAATAGCCTTTTAGGTATCTAGTAACAAATTTATTATATTCGTGTATTCCCCTAGATTGCTCTATAATATCTACAATCATAGCGTTTTGTTCTTCGATATTTGCCGATAATAGCTGTTCTTCTGTGTAATTTACTTTTATGACTTTTCTACCATAAGTTTTTATGAGACACACCTCCACTACCGTATAATTTCACATAAATTTTAGCACTTATATTTATATTTGTCAATTTATTGTAAAGTAAAAGTAAAAAAGATGTAAATCAAAAAAAGACCTAAAAAGGTCTCTTAATTGGTTTTGCTTTTTGGCTACGAGCTTTTTCACCTATTATTTGGTTTGAAAACATAGCTAGGCTGTCGCAGTTAGACACTAATATTCCGTTTGCATAATAACACCCAGCATTTTCGACAGTTATATTATATACTGGTATATTTGAGTTGCAATCTGCACTCTTTTGAGCAGGTTTTTGCTTTGTTCCCAGTAGAATAGAATGTTTTCCCGCATACTTGGCATTCTCTTTCTTCTCTAAACGGGTTTTTAAGAATAGAGTTTTTTGCGTGTTCTCTATGCCATTGTTTGCCTGCTTCACTTTTGTGCCACTCTTTGCACTTTTGCTGTAAAGGAGAATTGCCTCGCATTTCTTCGCTTTTCTTTTTACGATATTCTTCATTAGCCCACATTTCTTTTGAATGCTGTGATAGATGTTCGCTAATTGGAATACAAGCCAAGTTAGAAATGTCGTTATTGTCAATATCTTTGTCAATATGATGAATTTGATACCCTTTTGGTATTTCTCCGTTGTAGTATTCCCATATAGCTCTGTGCAATTGTTTGCAGTTCTTTCTGTCAATATTTCTTGTTGTGTACTCAAAATAATATCTACTCTTTGGGCTTCTTTTATAGATTTTCCCATTAAATTCAACAACTTTTTCTTCCATTTTATTAGTCCTCCTAATGAAATAGTATCGCATTCACTTAAACTTGTAAACGTATCAATAGGCGTAAATTTATTATTTATGCAGTTATAAACTTTATGATTAGGAGTCGCACTTAAACCAAATTTATTTATAGTTTTTTTATATCCAGTTATTCCACAATTAATTACTTTTCTTAAGCCAAAGGGCGTAATAACTTTATCTCCAACTTTTA